GCTGTTACTTCTAGAGAAACTTTAAAACAGTATTGTTTAAGAGCATTGGGAGCACCTGTACTTGAAATAAACGTAGATGACGACCAACTAGAAGATCGTATTGATGAAGCACTCGATTATTGGAATTTATATCATTATGAAGGTGTGGAACAGATTTATATGAAACAACAGATTCGTGCTTCAGTTATGAATCTAACCACATCTGTTGCAGCTACATTTAACTTATCAGAAATTGTAACAGGTGGTACATCAGGTGCTAAAGCTGAAGTATGTAAACAAACTGACATTTCTTCTTCTGGAACTTCTTTACTAGTTAGAAATGTTATCGGTACATTTGTTGCTGGTGAAACAATCACTGGTAATAATGGACACACCGCAATCCTTGGACTAACACCTATTACTCTTAGAGAGTATGATAACAAATACGTAACAATGCCTGACTATGTTTATGGTGTAACTAAGATTCTTAGTGCTGGACAGGCATCATCATCAAAGAACATTTTCGATCTACAATATCAACTTCGTCTAAATGACTTGTACGATCTAACTTCTACATCTCTTATCTACTACAAAACAGTTATGAGTCATTTGGCTTTGTTAGATTTAGAGTTAAATGGGCATCAGCTATACAGATTCAATCGTTTACAAAATCGTTTACACTTAGATGGTAATTGGCCAACTGATTTTATTCTTGGTGATTATATTATCATCCAAGGATATCGTGCTTTAAATCCAGCAGACTTTTCTAAAGTCTGGAATGAGCCATGGTTAAAGAAATATCTTACTGCATTGTTTAAGAAACAATGGGGTACTAATATGAAGAAATTCGGAGGGTTGCAACTTCCAGGTGGAGTTACTCTTAATGGTCAAGAAACTTACGATGAAGCACAAAATGAAATTGCTGCTTTGGAAGATGATCTAATGCGTAAGTCTGCGCCACTTGACTTCTTCTTAGGATAATAATGTCAACTGTCAACGTCTATTTTTCTCAAGGAACGAGAAACGAGCAGCATCTTATTGAAGACTTGATCATTGAATCTCTTAAGATTTATGGTCAAGAGTTTTTCTACATTCCAAGAACACTCGTTTCCAAAGATGAAATACTAGGCGAAGATCGTTTATCTGAATTTAAGTCTTCATTCCCAATCGAAATGTACTTTGAGAATGTAGATTCATTGGATGGTCAGGGTGCTTTTATTCAGAAGTTTGGTATGATGATGGAGCAATCAGCTACACTTGTAGTTGCTCGTCGTCGTTGGGATCAACTAGTTGGTCGTTACGATCAAACAATTCTACCGAATCGCCCATGTGAGGGTGACTTGATTTATTTCCCACTGTCAAAAGCGATGTTTGAGATTAAGTTTGTCAAACATCAAGATCCATTCTATCAATTAGGTAAGTTGTATGTATACAAACTACAAGTTGAATTGTTCCAGTATGCTTCTGAGAGAATTGATACTGGTATCAAAGAAGTTGATGCGTTTGAAACTCTTAAAACTTTCTCTACAAATACAACCAGAAATCCGAATGGCGAGATCACTAAAATTACAGTAACAAATCAAGGAGCGAATTACACATCTGTTCCTACAGTTACCTTTACAAGTTCATCTGGTACTGGTGCAGCTGCAACAGCAGTTCGTGGAACTGGTGCGACTGCAAATAAAATAGTTTCTATCAATATTACTAATCCTGGAACTGGATACCAAACTGCACCTATCATAAACATTACTGGTGGCGGTGGTACTGGTGCTCTTGCAGTTGCTACAATTGATATCAATATAGATAAAATCGATTCATTCGGTGACAATAATAAATTCAAAACACAGGCTGCTGATGTTCTGTTCAGCGTAACGAATCCATTCGGAGAAGTTGATACAACTAATAATCCATAATGTTAAACAATAACGTATTTTACCATGGAATCATCCGCAAAAGCATAGTTGCTTTTGGTAGCCTATTCAGCGACATCTATATCGATCGTCGTCAGGGAGATTCTGTGACTGGTAATGTTATCCAGCGTTTACAGATCCCTCTTGCATATGCTCCAAAAGAAAAATGGGTTGTTAGATTAGAACAAGATCCAGGTTTAGAAAACCACGTATATACAACACTACCTAGAATGTCATTTGAAATTACTGGTTATATGTACGATTCTTCTAGAAAAGTTAATCGTATGCAACAGTTAAAATGTGGTGATGGTAATTCATCAATGTCTACGATGTATAGTCCAGTTCCATATAATATAGACATAAGTCTTTACATTCTTACAAAAACGCAAGAAGATGGGCTACAGATTCTTGAACAAATTCTTCCAACATTCACTCCAGAATACACATTAGTAATCAATGCCGTTCCAGAAATGAATGTTAAGGTTGATATCCCTATTATTTTAAATAGCGTATCAGTTCAAGATGAATATGATGGAGACTTCCAAACTCGCAGATTTGTTACACATACACTAAACTTTCAGATGAAGACTAATTTATTCGGTAATGTTTCTGGACAAAGTGTTATTGATAAGGTTAATGCTAATGTCGGTTTAAATGAAAATCTTTCTAATCCAAATAGAGTATATGCTGCAGAAGGTGATGTCACTACTGCCACTGTAGATTCGGAGAGTTGGTTAGACGGGTTTTAATTATGGTACAAGTTTATAATTCCAATTCGAACTTAAAAGCTGCTGGTGTTACTGTTGACTTTACACCAGAAAATATTCAAGAGTACATAAAATGTGCTGCTGATCCAATCTACTTTATTGAGAACTACTGCTACATTGTTACACTGGACTTCGGTTTACAGTTATTTAAACTATATGATTGCCAGAAAAAGAAAGTGGAAATTATCCATAGCAATCGTCGTGTTATTTTAATGGAAGGTCGTCAGCAGGGTAAGACAACTACTTCAGCTGCGTATATTCTCTGGTATACTTTATTCCAAGCAAATAAAACAGTGGCGATTCTTGCAAACAAGGCTACTGCTGCACGTGAAGTTTTGGATCGTTATCAAACAATGTATGAACTTCTACCAAGATGGATGCAACAGGGTGTTACTGGTTGGAACAAAGGTGATGTTGAACTAGAGAATGGTTCAAAGGTATTTACTGCAGCTACAACTACTTCTGGTATTCGTGGTAAATCTGTTAACATGTTATACGTTGACGAAGCTGCCATTATCCCAAACAATGTAGCTGAACAGTTTTTTACTTCGGTCTATCCAACAATTTCTGCTGGTCAGACTACAAAGATTTTAATGTCTTCTACTCCACTCGGTTATAACCATTTCTGGAAATATTGGACAGATGCTGAGAAGGGTAGAAATGGATTCGTTCCGTTGTTTATCCCTTACTGGGAGATTCCAGGACGTGATGAGGCATGGGCTGCTGAACAGAAAGCACAACTTGGTGAATTGAAGTATACACAAGAGGTTCTTTGTAATTTCTTAGGTTCTTCTCTAACACTAATCAAAGCTGATGTTATTGCAAGAATGTCTCCAGATAACATAATCCACTCGAAAGATGGATTGGATATCTACGAAAAGCCATCAGCTGGTCATACATATTGTATGGTATGTGACGTGGCGAAGGGTGTAGGTGGCGATTATTCGTCATTCCAGATTATTGATATAACAGAAACACCGTATAGAGTAGTTGGTAAATATCGAGACAATCAGATTAGTCCGATTTTATATCCTTCTATAATCTATAAAATAGGAAAAGAATATAACAATGCATATGTTCTTTTGGAAATCAATATCTCAGAACAGGTTGCACATATCTTATATTCTGAAATGGAATATGAAAACATATTATTTGTAACAAGACATACTATGGGACAAACAGTCTCTGGTGGTTTTGGTGGTGGTAAGACTCTGCTTGGAGTCGTGACAGACAAGAAAATTAAACGAATTGGATGTCACAATTTTAAAGCATTGGTCGAAGAAAACAAACTTATTATTAATGACGCTGATACGATCTCCGAAATCTCTACATTCATTGAGAAAAAAGGATCATATGAAGCGGATGAAGGGTATCACGATGACTTGGTTATGCCGTTAGTTCTATTCAGTTGGCTTACAACTAACTCGTATTTTAAAGACCTAAATAATGTAAACCTACGAGAAATTATGTATAAAAAGCAAATGCAGGCAATTGAAGAAGAATTAACACCATTTGGGTTCTACGATGATGGTAGTCCCGAACGAGCACCTCTAAACTTTTGAGAAATTGTGTAAAAGCTAAATAAAATGTAGACATGAAATTGTCTAGGTAAACTTATTAACAAGGAGAAATACAATGCCGTTTCAACTATCTCCAGGCGTTGCAGTCGTAGAAAAAGATTTCACATCTATCGTTCCAGCAGTATCAACTTCAATTGGTGCTTTCGCAGGGTCTTTTGGATGGGGTCCAGTTTTAGAGCCAGTTACTGTTGGGTCTGAAAATGAATTAGTTAGCTCATTCGGTTCGCCTAATGACTCAAACTTTAAGTCTTTCTTTACAGCAGCCAACTTCCTATCATATACAAACAATCTATTATTGGTTCGTTGCGATGCAAACCATAAAAATGCAACAGCATCTGCAACTGGCGGTGTTGCATCATTTACAGTTGGTACTGCTGGTTCTGGTTATGTATCTACTGCTGCAGCACCAACTGTAACAATCGGTGCTCCAAACGTAGCTGGTGGTGTTCAAGCTGTTGGTACTGCAGTTCTATCTGGCGGTGGTGTTTCTGCTATCGCTTTGACTAGTGGTGGTACTGGATGGACAGGTACTCCAGTAGTAACTATCACATCAAATGGTTCTGGTTCAGGCGCAACAGCTCACGTTGATATCACTGATGGTGTAATCACTGCTGTTGTTATCGACACTCCAGGAACTGGATATAAAAATACCCCAACAGTAACTATTACTGGTACATATACAACTGCTGCAGTTGTAGGTGCTATTACTATTAGTTCTTCTTCTATCACTGGAGTTACTCTTGTTGAAGCTGGTACTGGTTATACTAGTGCTCCAAACGTAACAATCGCTAATCCTCCAACTGGTACTCAAGCAGTTGCTACTGCAACTTTTGTTACTAGTGCTGGTGTTAAGATTAACAATGGTAATGTTTATCTATCAGGATTTTCTGGTGGTCAAGGTGTTGTTGGTGAATTTGCCGCAAGATATCCAGGTTCTAAAGGTAACTCTATCGCTGTAGCGTTTGCTGACTCAGCAACATTCACTGGTTGGACAGTTACTATTGCTGGCTCTGTTATAGATTGTGCAGCTTTATTTGATGCGCCTCCATCTACATCTACTTGGGCAACAAGCCAAGGTGGTTCTAATGATGAAATGCATATCGTTGTTTTTGATAAAGATGGTGGTATCACTGGTACTGCTGGCACTGTCATGGAAAAATATGCGTTTGTTTCAAAAGCATCTGATGCTAGAAAATCTGATGGTACAAACAACTTCTATAAAAATGTAATTAATACTAATTCAGACTGGATCTGGTGGATGGATCATCCAACTGCTCTTGGCACTGGTACTGCATGGGGTGTTGCTGCTGCTGGTGCAGCATACAAATCACTAACTGCTTCTCAGTATCGTGCATTTACTGGCGGTGCAGATGATTATGCTATTAGTGATTCAGCAAGACAAAATGGTTATGCGCTATTAGCAAATGCAGAACAATATGACATTTCTTTAGTTTTGGCTGGTGATGCATCACCTACTGTTGCTACTTACATTATTCAGTCTGTTGCAGAATCTCGTTTAGACTGTGTGGCTTTTGTTTCTCCACAAAATGTTTCTAGTGGTGATCCTATCATTGGTACTAGCTCTACAGAACAAAATGCAATTATTGCATACCGCAACTCACTACCAAGCAGTTCATATGGTGTTATGGATTCTGGCTACAAATATCAATACGACCGCTACAATGACGTATATCGTTATGTTCCATTGAATGGTGACATCGCTGGTTTATGTGCTCGTACTGACTACAACAATGACCCATGGTTCTCTCCAGGTGGTTTAAATCGTGGACAAGTTAAGAATGTTGTTCGTTTAGCATTCAATCCAAATAAACCACAACGTGATATGTTGTACAAATCTGGTATTAACCCAGTTGTGTCATTTCCAGGAGAAGGCACTGTTCTCTTTGGTGATAAAACACTATTGGCAAAACCAAGTGCGTTTGATCGTATCAATGTTCGTCGTCTATTCATCGTTCTTGAGAAGGCAGTTGCAACAGCAGCTAAATTCCAGTTGTTCGAATTTAACGACCCATTTACTCGTGCACAGTTTAAGAGTTTAGTAGAACCATTCCTACGTGACGTACAAGGACGTCGTGGTATTACTGATTTCGTTGTTAAGTGTGATGAGACAAACAATACAGGACAAGTTATCGACAGCAATGAATTCGTTGCAGATATCTTTGTTAAGCCAAATCGTTCTATCAACTATATTACTCTTAACTTCGTTGCTGCTCGTTCAAGCATTAGCTTTACCGAAGTCGGTGCGTAATTAAGAATAAATAAGAAAGAACACAAAGGAGAAATAAATGGCAAATATTGCTGACTTTAAAGCACAGATGATTGGGGGCGGTGCTCGCCCTAATCAGTTTCGTGTAGAACTAACATTTCCGTCATACGTTACTCTAGGTATAGTTGCTGGACAAAGAGCTCAATTCTTATGTAAAGCAGCACAACTGCCTGGATCTACAATTGAAAACATTCCTGTTCTATATCGTGGACGTCCTGTTAACTTTGCTGGAGAAAGAACATTCCAACCATGGACTGTTTCAATCTACAATGATACAACATTCGGCATCCGTAATTCATTAGAACAGTGGCAGTCTGGTATTCAAAACTATAATTCGACTAATGGTCGTGTTAATCCAAGAGATTATCAGGTTGACTTGAATGTTCACCAATTAGATCGTAATGGTGCAATTATTAAAAGTTATAAATTCCATGATGCTTATCCAACTAGCATCTCTGCAGTTGGACTTGACTTTGAACAACAAAATGCAATTGAACAGTTTGATGTAGAGTTTACTTACAACTTCTTCACTTCAAACACTGGGGCTTCTGCTGGATTTGGTGTTAATGTTTCTATTGATACACCGATTGGCACTATCCCTATTTAATAATTAAATGAGGTTTATATAATGCAGATTTTTGGTTTTGAAATAAAACGCAAGCAGGACTCGGATCTACCAAGTGTAGTTACTCCGAGTCCAGTCGAGACAGGCGCAACCGTAATAAACACTGGCGTGAATGCTGGTGGGCATTACGGTATGGTCATGGATCTCGAAGGTACAATTAAAAACGAGAATGATTTAATTCGTCGTTATCGTGAAGTATCGCAGTATAGTGATTGTGATGGTGCTATCGAAGACATTGTTAACGAAGCTATTGTTGCAGATGAATCAAAACGTCCTATCGAAATTATGATGGATCAGGTTAAAGTATCATCTGGTATTAAAAAGAAAATAGAAGAAGAGTTTGATAATGTTTTAAAGCTACTACATTTTAATGATAGAGCGCATGAAATCTTCCGCTCTTGGTATATTGATGGAAGATTATATTATCAAATTCTTATAGATCCAGCAAATGCCAAACAAGGTATTCAGGAACTAAGATATATTGATCCACGTAAGATTCGTAGGATCAAAAATATCATTAAAGAAAGAACTCCAAAGGGAGTTGAAGTTGTAAAGACTGTAGAAGAATACTACCTTTACAATGATAAAGGAATTACTGAGCAGACAACACAGGGTGTTAAATTGGCTCTTGATTCTGTAGTCTATGCACCATCTGGTTATGTAGACTCAAATACTGGTATGATGATGTCTTATCTTCATAAGGCAATTAAGCCAGTTAATCAATTGAAGATGATCGAAGATTCATTGGTCATCTATCGCATTAGCCGTGCGCCTGAACGTAGAATCTTTTATGTTGATGTAGGTAATTTACCTAAGCTAAAAGCTGAACAATATGTCAACGACATTATGAACAAGTTCCGTAACAAGATTGTTTATGATGCAACCACTGGTGAAACACGTGATGATCGTCGTCATCTATCAATGATGGAAGACTTCTGGATGCCACGTCGTGAAGGTGGTAAAGGTACTGAGATTACTACACTTCCAGGTGGTCAGAATCTCGGTGAAATTCAAGACATTGAATACTTCCAAGGTAAATTATATCATGCATTGAATGTTCCAATCTCTCGTTTGCAACAGCAACAAGGATTTAGTATTGGTCGTTCAACAGAGATTAGCCGTGATGAAGTTAAGTTTAATAAATTTATCGTTAGACTTCGTAAGAAATTTGTTGTATTGATTTCAAATGCACTTCGTGTGCAGTTGGTTGCTAAGAACATTATTAGAGAAGACGAGTGGGAAGATATCGCTCACAATCTAAAATATGATTTCTTAGAAGACAATCACTATAGCGAATTAAAAGATGCTGAGATTCTAACTGCACGTATGGCAAATCTACAACAGATTGATCCATTTGTTGGTAAGTACTATTCAATGAAATGGGTTCGTAAAAATATTCTGCGTCTTGATGACGATCAGATTGAAGAGATTGAAAAGCAGATTGGTGATGAAGAGCAACTTCATATGTCTAATGCTGAACAAGAAGGTATGCAACAAGGTATGCAGCAGGCTGCTGCTAATAACTTTATGCAACAGAATACAACACAACCACCTGAAGAACAGAAATAACTAGGAGAACTGAATGAACGATACTATTGATACATTAGTAAATGCAATCGCTGCTGGCGATGCGCTTGAGACTGAAAATGCATTCTCTGCTGCAATGGCGCAGAAAGTATCTTCTAAACTAGAAGATATGAGAATGAGCATAGCACAAAATATGTTTAAGTCTCCAGAAGTAGAATCTGAAGAGTAATGAAATATTATCAATTCACTAAGTCTATTAAAGCGAATGTTGTAGAAAGCATTCGCTGTCATCTTCAGTTAATTGAAAAAACTGAAGATGGTAAAGTCTTAGTTAATGGTAATGAGACAACATTTAAAACTTTAGAAGAAGCAAGACGTCACATTAAAGAAGAACATATTGCTAAAAAATTAGAACAAGAAGTATCAAAAGATTTATACGAAAATTTATCTGACAATACAGTTGCTCATATCATCAAAGAATACCACGATGTTAAAGTAACAGATACGCTAATAGAAAATTATATTAGTCTTGCTTCTTCTAAAATTTTTACTATAGACCCAGTTGTTCAAGAGATTAGAAAACTTAATAAACTTGATAGCTTGGTCGAGAATAAATTACACTATGTGTTAAATGATGATTCAATTGTAGCAATTAGCGAGCGCACCCAAGCGTTCCTAAATAACTTATTACAAGATCAAACAGATATTATCGAGTACATGAGAGAGAGTAAAGAAAACTTCTTTTATGTGCTTGAACAAATAGAGGAATAAAATGGCTGTTGTTAAAACAATCCTAAAAAATACTGCACAAGAAGCAGTTGTTAAAATCGCAGGCACTGCAGCAGCTGCAACGATTGATCTACAGACTGATATTTTAACATCATCACAAGCATTAGATGGTGCTACACAGACAGTTAATATTGTTGGAATGGTTTGGACTGGTGCTACAGATGGTATTATAGAACTTACTCGTAACAGTGTAGTTGTTGCAACACTTCAAGCAAATGCTGCTGGTGCTCTCGATTTTACAGGTCAGATGATGATGCCTGACACTATACAAAACACTTCTGATATTGTTGTTACTATTTCTGGTGCTCAAGCTGAATGCTGGCTTCGTTTAAGAAAAGTAAGTGGCTATGCATCTAAGATCGAAACTGCACAATTCGGTGCACACGATAACGAATCTGTCGTAGGAAGCTAAAATGAAACTAATTAGAGAAGTTTTTGAACAAACCAGCTTTGTAGTTGAATCAAAGCTAGGAAAGGGTAAAGAATATTTTATTGAAGGTGTATTCCTTCAATCTGAGTTACAGAATCGTAATGGTCGCATGTATCCAGAAGCAATTATGGATAAAGAAGTCGGTCGTTACATAAAAGAGTATGTTGAAAAAAGTCGTGCTTATGGTGAATTGGGTCATCCAGATACTCCATCAATTAACCTTGATCGTGTATCACACTTGATTACATCACTACGTAAAGAAGGCACTAATTATATCGGCAGAGCAAAAATTCTAGAAACACCAATGGGACAAATTGCACGTGGTCTATTAGATGGCGGAGCAAACCTTGGAGTATCTAGTCGAGCACTTGGTTCTTTGAAAGCAAATAACGAAGGTGTTCAAATTGTTCAAGACGATTTTATGCTGTCTACTGCAGCTGATATTGTTGCTGATCCTTCCGCACCTGATGCATTCGTTAGAGGTATCATGGAAAATAAAGAGTGGATATTTGTTGATGGAAAGTACGTGGAAAGACATATAGAAGAAGTTAAATCTCTAATCAAGAAAACTTCATCTCGCAATCTAGAGGAAGCCAAAGTACGTGCTTTCCAAAGTTTCCTGAGTAAAATCAGATAATTTATAAATAATTCAATAGAACTATCCAGTTATAGGAGAACACGATGTCAATCGAACAAAAAATTGCAGAACTATTAGCCGAATCTAAAAAGGCTAAACTAAATGAAGAATTAGATGAAGGTGCAACACCTAATCCAGACAATGCACGTAACAATGTGCAAGACGAAAAAGAAGCTGAAGGTGGTACCTCTAAGAAAGAAAATGTAGCCACTAAAGGTGCAGCACCTGCTGAACCTATGAAAGGTGTCAAAGAGGATATGGATGCACTATTTAATGGTGAAGACCTATCAGAAGAATTTAAAGATAAAGCAACTACTATCTACGAAGCAGCAGTTATGACTCGTGTTAAAGAAGAAGTTGCACGTATCGAAGAAGAATTCGAAGCAAAGCTAGAAGAAGCTATTGCACAGAATACAGAGGGACTTGTTGAACAGGTTGATGGATATCTCGGTTATATTGCCGAGCAGTGGATTGCACAGAATGAAATTGCCCTTGAGCGTGGTATGAAGTCAGAAATTCTTGAAGGATTTATTGGCGGATTGAAAGGTTTGTTCGAAGAACACTATATTGACATTCCAGAAGAACGTCTTGATGTGTTAGGCGAAATGGAATCTAAGATCGAAGAACTTGAAGCAAAACTTAATGAACAACTAGCAGCTAATATTGAGATGAATAAAACCATCGCAGAACAAAAGCGTAGTGATATCGTTAAGACAGTAAGCGAAGGTTTGACAGATACTGAAACTGAAAAGTTTAATAATCTTGTTGAAGAACTTTCTTACGAAGATGCTGAATCTTTTGAGACAAAAGTTAAGACTATCCGTGAAAATTATTTCACAACCAAAGTTACTTCAGGTGTTAAATCTGTAGTTACAGATGCTCCAGTAGAAAATTTGACAGAAGTAGTTTCAAAGAAAGTTGATCCTACCATGTCAGCATATCTAACAGCACTCAACAAAAATAAATAAAGGAAAATAAAATGCAACAAAATCGTCAAGATTTAGTTAAAAAGTGGGCTCCGATCCTAGAACATGAAGGATCTGCTCCAATTAAGAACAACTACATTAAAGAAGTTACAGCTGTTCTTTTAGAAAATCAAGAACGTGAACTACGTCGTGGTCACGAAGCAATGGGCGAGTTGAACGAAGCAGCACCAACAAATGCTGTTGGCGCATATCCAGATACAGGCGGTATGGCTAAGTTTGATCCAGTATTGATTAGCTTGGTTCGTCGTGCAATGCCACAACTTATCGCTTATGATGTTGCTGGTGTTCAACCAATGACTCAACCAACTGGCTTGATTTTCGCAATGAAATCACGCTACAGCACTATGGGTGGTACTGAAGCACTTTTCAACGAAGCTGATTCAGACTTCTCTGGTACTGGTACTCATGCTGGTTCTAACCCAGTAGCTTCGCCATATACTGCAGGTACTGGTCTTGCTACTTCTGACGGTGAACGTCTAGGTCAAGGTGGCCAAGGTGATGGTTCATTCGGTCAAATGGCATTCAGTATCGAAAAGACTAGCGTTACTGCTAAGACTCGTGCATTGAAAGCAGAATACTCAATCGAACTAGCACAAGATATGAAATCAGTTCATGGTCTTGACGCTGAAGGCGAATTGAGCAACATCCTTTCAACAGAGATTCTTGCTGAAATCAATCGTGAAGTTATCCGTACAATCTACACTACTGCTAAGCCAGGTGCTGCAGTTGGTACAGCTACTGCTGGTACTTTTGACTTGGACGTTGACTCTAATGGTCGTTGGTCTGTTGAAAAATTCAAAGGTCTAATGTTCCAAATCGAACGTGAAGCCAATGCTATCGGTCAACAAACTCGTCGTGGTCGTGGTAACTTCATCATCACTTCAGCTGACGTAGCGTCTGCTTTAGCGATGGCTGGTGTTCTTGACTACACTCCTGCTCTACAAGGTAACAGTGCATTGAACATCGATGACACTTCTACTACTTTTGCTGGTGTTCTAAATGGCAAGTACAAAGTTTATGTTGATCCATATTCTGCAAACGTATCTGCTAACCAGTTCTTCGTAGTTGGTTACAAAGGTCAGTCAGCTTTTGACGCTGGTATGTTCTATTGCCCATACGTTCCATTACAAATGGTTCGTGCAGTTGATCCTAACAGCTTCCAACCAAAAATTGGCTTCAAGACTCGTTATGGTCTAGTTGCTAACCCATTCGTTTCATTGGATGGTTCTGGTGGTTTGACTGCTGACGAAAACTACTACTACCGTCGTGTTAAAGTTACTAACTTGATGTAATCAATGGTAACAAACCGACACTAAGAAGCGGTGTTTTAAGGGAGGTCTTTCGAGATCTCCCTTTTTTTATTGACTAAATAATTATATGGCTACTACAATTTCTTGTCCTATTCCAAACAACATAACTCCATTATCACCTAATGGGTTCATGTTCAGCATCAGCAAATTGCCTGATATGTCTTACTTTTGCCAACAGGTAAATCTTCCTGGAATTACATTGGGAGCACCAGAGTTTGGTAATCCATTTAATACTCAACCAATTCCAGGTGAGACATTAACATATGATCAACTGACTGTTCAGTTTTTAGTTGATTCTGACATGGCTAACTACAAAGCAATCTATAACTGGATTGTTGCTCTTGGATTTCCTCAGAGTTATGATCAATACATAACCTTTGTAAATCAAGATCAGCGTGGTGCTTTAGCAGAGTTAGCAAGAAACTATTCTGACGCAACATTGCAGATTCTTTCTGGAACTAATGTTCCATCACAGATCGTGCAATTCAATGACTTGTTTCCAGTTTCGATAGACTCAATTGTATTCGAATCTACAAATCAGGATGTGCAATATGTAGTAGGCAATGCTACATTTAGATACGGTTATTACAAATTCTTGTAAGACAAATTTGATTTTTTTGTAAGTTTACTGTATAATTCAGTAAACAAATATGAGGATATTATGAATATTGAACAACTCCAAGATTTATGGGACGCTGATTGTGCTATCGATGATAACTATCTCGGTGAGCAATCTACATCTACTCCAAAACTTCATGCAAAGTATGTTAAACTTCTTGTGCAAGTTAAACTAAAACATACAAAACTCCAATCAGACTACAATCTTCTTCGCAAGAATAAGTTTCGCTACTATCGTGGAGAACTATCACGTGATGAATTAAATAACCTTGGTTGGGCGCAATGGCAGGGTGTTAAACCATTGAAGAATGAGATGGATGAATTCCTATCAGGAGATTCTGATCTAGATACTTTAAGAGTAAAGATTGATTATCTTGAAACAATGATATATTTTCTAGAGTCTGTTATGCAGCAGATTAAAGCCAGAGATTGGCAAATTAAAACTGCTGTTGAATGGAAAAAATTCTTGGCTGGGATGTAATGTTAACTGTTGAAAAATTAGATGAAGTTTATATGAGAGTGTTCGGTGATGCTAGTATCGAACAAGAACTTGCCGACTTCTTCACATATGAATATCCTGGAGCGAGATTCACTCCACAATACAGAGCTAGATTGTGGGATGGTAAGGTTCGTTTATATGACCAAGTAAGAAAAACTCTTTACGTTGGTCTACTCGATTACGTTGAAAAGTTTTGTGAACGTAATGGATATGAACTAACACACAAATCTGATTTCAATACAACAAATGGTATCAGCGAAGAACTTGTTGAGAAATTTGTTCGTGGATTACAACTACCAGACAAAATTGAAATTCGTGATTATCAAATTGATGCAATAACTACTGCTCTTGATAAAGAACGAACACTCCTACTATCTCCAAC